ATCATATTGATGCCGAATAAGAACACCATTGTCTCCGGCTTAGATAGCCATATCATTATCTTTCTTTTCATAGTGTCCGTTATTTTAACTCACAGGCTCCGCCAGCACAAGCTAATTCTCCCTGGAGGTCTGTTTCATCTTCCTCTTCTCGGATCTTTGTTAAATCGACAGCCTTCAAAGATGCTAGCATGGCCTCGTAAGTTTCTCTTGAACAATCTTCAAACGGAGCCTGCTTGTACGTATGATCTTTATAAGGCAAGACAGACAGTCCGTTATAGTATCTTCTATTTTCCCACATCCACTCTCCAACGTCTTCCCATTCTCGATCATGGACAGAGACCGTTGCCGATACATTGTGAGTATTCTGCCCTGTATTGTGCCCAGGAGCAACCCATTCAGAGCTAACCTTTCTAACCCTTCTTAATAGTTGAAGCGCACTCTCTTGCCTAGTAATTGATCCGCTTGGTGCCCTCTGAGGCATGGATATCACAGCCGTATCGTGTGGCCTAAAATATTCATCTTCAACAAGCTCAGGATGATGTTCAGCCAAGTATTTATATATTGCTTCATTTTTCCCCACGCGAATTCTTCTAATGTAATAATCACCATGCCAGGCGTGGATACCGGAGGATGTGCCAAGGGCGAGAGATGTGGTTCCCGCAGGCTTCACCGCCGTTAATCGGGCAGCCTTGTTGATTCCAATTATTTTGGCTACTCTCTCGTTCTCTTTTCTAATAGTTTTCGTCGCCTTGGCCATATCTAATTTAAGGACCTTGCCGGATGCAATACCCGTCATACTTACTCCCAAGAGCGCATCCTTCTCGCAGGTCCTTCTCCATATGTCTCTAAGGTAATGAAAGTCCGTATAGGAGGCTTGTAGCGTACCGATAAAGGCAGCCACGCGGCACCTCTCCTCGTATTCTTCTTGTGTCTCGACATCGGATACATTTATTTCAGTTAGGTTACACATCTGGAACGGCCTAAGGGCGATCTCGCAACAAGGGTTCGATCCCCAGTCCTTGTCATTGGAAAAATAAAACCCAGGCTCCCCGCTACCAGATGCCCTGACCCTCTCCCAGAGCCCCATAAAGAACTCCTCAGTTACCCTATGTCTCAGTAGTACCGCAGAGTTGTTCGCCCTGCCCCTCTGGGGATTTTTTTCCCACCAGTTGCCAGACTTGGCCGAGATCATTTCTTCGTCATCGGCAGAGAAAAGCGAAATAAGCGCCGCCCGCCTTATCCCACCTGCTAGAACCGCATCTGCGATATAGCACACTATATCATGCACCTCTATGGGGCTCAGCTTATCCCCGGTGTTTTTATCAGCCAGTGCACCTTCAATCTTTACCAAGCATTCCTTTAGCGGTTGTGGCCCCGGAGCCTTACCACCAGACGTAACCAGTAAAGATCCTTTCGGCCTGATATCACTAAAGTCAAATCTTAGCTTAGATGTTCCCTTAAAGTAGGAACCCGTCAGAGCCTTGACCGCATCCGCCCAACCCTCGATAGAATCGTTTACTAAAAACCGCCTAGTTCTATTTAAATTAGGCTTTTTTATCTCGGGCAACTTCTCAACGTGATGTTTTTGTGCCGAAAACCCCACTCCGGTGCCTCCCAATAGCAAAAACATAATCTCAGAAAATACTCTCCAATCATCAACAGGGCAAAAGGCACAATTGTAATTCCTATTGGGTGCGACCTCAATTGGCTTACCTCCGAATTGAAGGGCGCGCATTGACGGCAGTACTTTCTTATCAAAAACAAGCGCGTAATTCTTTTTTATCTCTTCTTTAATCTCCGGGAACTTCTTAATATGCATATCCATATTTCTTTTAACAATCTCATTCCACGTCTCTCGTCTATTCTTTTTCTTCAAGAATCTCGCGTATTTCATGTGGATTGTTACATCTGATAAGATGTCTGACGATAATGTCAACGTAGTCTTCTCCTATTTGTTCTTTAGAAATTTCTGGTACTTCTCGGCTAGGTTATTGGTCCCATCTCTATTCGCCTGCAACATGTCCTCCAGATCGAGACTGTTGTCCTTCGGCCGGCTAACATTGATCTTGCACCTGCTAAAGTCAGTGTCCACACTAAAGATCAGGCCGTCAATACCGTTTCTATTCTTGGCAATAAACATCTTTCCCTTTCCGCTTATAGTACAAATAAAGTCCGCCGGAAAACATTTTGCAAAAGCGTCCGCGATAGAATCCATGCTAACCACGTCGGCATTTACACCAGTCCTGTTCGTTTGGCTTGCAGTCACCATCACGCACTCGTTAATCTGGCCGATAGCGCGCAATTCTTCATACATCTCTTCAAGGGCCTTCGGCCTGAAATCCTTTCCAGAAGATCCTGCTCTAAGCAAATCGGCGTAATCAACGATTACAACATCCGGCTTGAACCCATTCTGCGTAAGGCGATTAATGTGGTTTTCAATCGTCTTCGGAGTTGCCCTCTTAGATGGATATTCTTTGATGACAAGTTTGCCAGGGACAGACTTAATTTTAGTTAGAATATCTCCCTTCTCCTTGTGCAAATCGTCCAAAGGGATATCCGTGATACAAGAATCGAACCTATTCCCTACGATCTCCTCAGATAGCTCTAGCGTGTAATATACAACGTTCTTGCCTTCTTTGAGAGCCGCACTAGCGATATTAACCAAGGCCATGCTCTTGCCGCCACCAGTGATGGCAATCAACACATGCAATTCCTTCCTTCCGAAACCACCCTTGGTGATCTTGTCAATTTCTTCCCAGCCAGACGGAACCGGCTTCCTTATGTTATGAGAATATCTTTTTTCAAAGTCCTCGATATAATCATGGCCTTGATCCACATCGGTGCCAAGCTTCAGTGCCGCCCCTAAAAGGCTTTGAATCTCTTCGAAAGAAGACGACTTTAACAAGGGCACAACCTTCAATATGGTCTCTTGGACTCTTTGTTTTCTACAGAAATTCAGCGCCTGCTCTTTAATATATTCTTTTTCTTCAATCTTATTAAAGTCGATACCCATCATCTCAACAAAACCAGCAAGTTGCTTTGTCGCCGGGTCTTTGCCTTCTGAGAACTGCGTCCCTATGACGGTCTTTAGAATATCTAAAGTGGGATGCACTTTATACTTTTTCTTGTAGTCATAAATGATCTCTACAAAACTTTGTAAGTATTTAAACTCCAAAAATTGTAGGTCTAATACTTCTTGTATCTGGTTTGAAAAAGTTCGATCAAATAAAATAAGTTGGGCCAGCTTCTCTTGGAAGCTTTTACCGTACTTTGCGAAGTTCGCTGAGGTATCTTTCATTTCTTTCTATCCTGTTTAGTGAAGCAAAGAGTTCATCGAAATTTACACCAAAAATGCCATCTTGCACAAGCATTTTTTTGATGCCCGACTGGTTATTCATCAGTCGCTTGCTTTTCAATTCTTCTTTTAGGGTTTGTGTTGTTTGGAAGCTTATGCTTGGAGAGTACAATTGCATTATGTCGTAGTTGTTTTTTATTATTTTCTTGCCTTCTGCAACTCTCTCCAGAGTTTTATAGCCTTGATAATTGTCCTTGCAATATTGCACAATATATTCTATTGGATGCAAGGTATCTTCCTTTAAAAAAGGAAACTTATTTGCGACGGTCTTTAGACCAACGCCTTTGATACCCTTGAGATTGTCGCTTCTATCGCCTGAAATGGCTCTCGCAAGGGCAAAGTTGTTTGGGTGGATTCCATATTCATCAATCACACTCCTAGCAGTCAAAGGCTTGTCACTACTTGGTCTAATTAGTACCGTACAATGATCTAAAATCTGAAAAAAGTCTTTATCATTAGATAAAATTACTTTTTGCCATTCTTCACAAAGATGGCTTTGACACACCCAGGAAATCAAGTCATCAGCCTCAACACCGTCAGCAATAATTTGTTTAAACGGCATGTAATTGAAATACTCAACTAATCTAAGGTGTTGCCGGATTCTACCCTCTTTTTCTTGGTCTTCCGAGCATAGGTTGTGACTCCTATTTAGCCGAATTGGTTTTCGTCCACTCTTATAATCTTTATTGATTTGCTTTCTTTTTTTTGATCCGCCTGCTCCGTCCCAAGCTATAACAACTCTTGTGGGCTTTACTTCTCTAAATACTTTTTGTAAAATCTTCAGAGTCCCCACAATTCCGCCAATATGTATACCGTTCGTCGACATAGAGGGGTTTGCGGCATAAGCACGCATGTAAGTATTTAAGCCATCAACAATCAGTATCCTATTGTATCCATCCATCCCATCATCCTACCTCTTCAAGAAGGTGCTCAGGGAAAACAACCAGTTTGTTATTATAGTAGACCTGAACGGTCAGGGGAATAGCCCCCTTGTTCTTCATGTACTTAACAACTAGACCGCAACCCGGAGAACACTTTATCTTAACAGCGGCTCCTCGTTTAAATCTCTTATTCGGCGTCCTCTTCATAAAAGCGTGCCGCCTCTCCCTCTCGGGATTCGAATTTTTGAATCACTTCGAGATCCATTAGTTGCAAAACGCGTCCCTTGAAGGTGGCATCTTGCAATTTCTCAACCCAGGTCGTCTTCTGAAATTTCGCTTCGGTACCATCTTCGTGCACCAGCGTATACCACGCGCCTGCGGACTTCAGGTTCTCCGAGCCCTTGAGGGCATCCAACCACGACTCTTCGTCTCTGATCTTGACATCCTCCCCCCAAAGAATCTTAAACTGGCAAGTCCTGCCCATCGTACCGAATCTAGACTTCTTGATTTTAACTCCCGTCTCTGACCCGATTCGGAATCCTTTATCGTCATATACAAAAGATGCTTTGCCTTTTCTACCGGTCAACCATATTCGCAAAGAAAACGAATAATGGAAGGCTTTGCCACCAGAAGTCACCCAGGGATCGGTATATTTTTCAGCTATACTCGTAGTTATGTTCGTCTTAAGTTGATTTAAAACAACCAGAGTCGCATCCCTATTGGCGATTACTTGAGTTAGCTTGGATAATGCAAGACTAGATATACGAGCCTTTAATGCAATATCGCTTCTTGGATTGTATCCGCCTTCAAGCTCTGCCTCACAAGGAGTAAATGCGTATGAGTCCCATATAAACAGATACTTATCATCCGTATCCTTTAGTAAGGTTTCAATAGCATCAAAAACAAACTCCACCGACTTAGCCTGGGTATAAATTAACCCATTTAAGTCGCAACCTGCTCTGTTCAAAAACGAAGAATCCAGGGCTGATTCAGAGTCAAAATATACAACTTGAATCCCCATCTTTTGTGCATTGGCAGCCACTTGTGCAGCCAAGTACGATTTGCCAGACGACTCCAAACCTGCAACTTCTGTCACCTTTCCTACCGGCACCCCCGCTAGCTGGCCTTTGCATATAATGCCATCCAGCCAGCGGGAGCCCGTAGAGATCCATTCTTCAACGTCAGTAGGATTTTCTTTTTCTAAATTATAGGCAACTGTCATGCCTGCCTTTTTATTTAGAATATTCCTAATTCGATCAAAGCCGGATGTTTCTTCTTTACTTGCCATCGAGGCCCCCATTAGCTACCTTCTTCTAGTTGCTTAAATACGGCATCAATCTCTGATTCCTCAGACCCTCCGGTGCCGTACTTCTGTACCCCTCCGGACTCTCCTCCCGTTGGGTCAGCAGACAAAAACTTGTCTAGCACCCCCGCTACGTCTACAGAAGTCTTCTTATTATATTTTTCATTTACATCCGGCATCGTAGCGAAAATTGCGTCAATTTCCTTTTTGGTCCCCGCTAGTGGACTATTATGCCGCTTTGGAACAACCTTCGTTGCCAGTTGGCGATTCTTGGCCGCTTCAGAATCATAAGTAAGAGTTAGATCAAGGCCGTCTTTGACATTGGTGATGTCCTCGTACTCGGGATTGTTAACATAGCCGATCAGATCCCGATAAATCGTTCGAGAATAATTCCAAAGCTTAACGGTCCCCGCTTCATCACCACGAACAACAATAGGAGATACGTATCGCGCCGATGGCAGCAACTCCTTCGCACTCTTTGTATCGCCCTCCTCATAGAGGCCCCATGCGAACTCACAAATAGCACATGATTCTCCATAGTTCTTCTTCGGGCATAGGAATGGTGCCTCTTCGCCAATTCTATAATGTACATGGAACTCCTTAAAGGGATCTCCATCCTCGGGGCACAGGATCCGAATTTCCTGGGAGCCGTCTTCTGGCTTCCAATTGAGAGGATCAACCCTCTTTTCTCCGCCCTCTTTAAGGGCGCGATACTTCGCTTTCATTTTTTCCATGTCTAACATTTTAAATCTCCTCTTGTTGAATAAAATGTGTGTGCAACCTACAGTACACCTGAACACCCTCATACTCTGAGGGATGCACAGAATAGCTCAAGCTTTTCATGTCTTCACCGGACATGCTTTTTACTTGTTGTTTGATCTTATAAAGAAGATTCGAATCCTCGTCAAGGATCTTTTCGTTTACCACGTAAAAAATCTCCGTGTTCCTTATATTGTGCAAATCAAAGCACATCTTGCTCTCATTATCATTAAAGGAAATAAAGCCTAATGTGGATATCCTACTAATATCGTCTACTTCTCCATTTTGCTCAAATACGCTATCTTCCTTTTCATAAAAATTGCACAAATCATACGAGCGCGCTATGACTTCATTAATTGAGTCATTTAATTTTAACAGCGGGACTTCTTCTAATATCTCATGTATCTTCTGATTGTTGAAAAGGTACAGCTTTCGAAAGATCCCAGACCTTGCCATGTTCTGTAGGACCTGGCGTACAATATTTTCTCCCGTCCTGCTAATGCCATTCAAGGTGTCCGTATCTGGCTGCACATAAAGCACCTCTATATTCTTGTCTTTTATTTGCTCTAGGATTGCTAGCGCCGCACCTGATATTTTGCCGCTACCGGCCATTATGAAAACGACATTCTTAGTGATGCCTCTAAAAAAAGTCTTCAGTCTCGGTACTGACTCTTCTGCCTCTTCCATAGAGGCAATCTTGGGAAAAGAAAAACACCTCGTCCCTTTGATGCCAACATCTATTTTATAGACTTTATAGCCTTCTCGATCCGAGAACTTCTCTGCGATTTTGCAGCCCGCGCCGCCTAGCCCTATTACAGTCTTCATTGCGCCCTCATGTCTCCGTAATTTTTTCCCGCTTTGATATTGATTTTAAACTTTCCAAGTCTTGTATTCTCAAGAATTTCTCTTACTTCTTTTAAAAGGTGGAGTTCGGTTTTATCAACGTCTAGAACAAGACAGTCATGAATACAAAATAAGATTTTCGAGTTATGCAAGCCCAACCTTTCTTTCACCTTATACACTTGTTCAAAAAATAGGTCATTCGCCGTGGACTGTACTACGTAGTTTAATGCAAAAAAATCCGAATCGCATTGAATAACTCTATCATACAAGTTTTTAATTTGCCCATCCTCATAAAATTCCTCACAAATTTTATCTTTATTGAATATCTTTTCAAATTTTGCCGCTTCGGGAATCCGCTTTCCATATAGCCAGCTAAAAGCCTTTTTCTTGCTCTCTTCTCTCGAAATAGTGTCTAAAAACACCTCTTTCCTTATCCAGTCGTGGATATCTACGGCGGGCTGCCTCGCATTACTCAGCCCCAGCAGTACTCGTAAATCCATTGCATTATAATCAAATTCAACCAACAGGTCCTTTTTTGGTGTTATACAAACTCGCCTTTCTTTTGGCAGATTTAAAATTGGAAAACTATTGCTTTTTGTAGCCAGTCTTCCAGTTTTAGCACGAAACATATCGTATTTGATTCTTTTATTCGAGCAATCAAAATTCCCCTCTATCTCTTTCACCACATCATAAATCTTAGAGAGACTCTCATAATTATCCGGCTTTCCGACAGTGTTTAATATGTGTTCAGCAATAGCCTCAAGGACTTCCCGACGCTCTTGAGCAACCCATCCGGCGTATAATTTCTCATCCTCATCTAACCCCAGCGCCTTAAAAGATCTCTCATATGATCTCAACACTCCTTCAATCTCAAGCATCCTCTCTTTTAAAAAAAGGGGGCATTTCTTGATTAAATCGCCCTCACGGCAATAAATTGAGGCTCTTTTAATTAACTCTCTACTACTCATTCGACCTCTTTATTTTTGCTGTTCCAAAAATAAATTAACGTACCGACTGGCCTCAACCAAGGGATTGCCTCCGGAGGCCTGGTTATATATCGAATATATATCAAAAATTAGCTTTTCTCTCAAGCTCTTATTAAGGGATATCTCCTCTTCAAGTATCCTTATGTCAATGTATTTTCTGATCCAAAAAAAATCGTCAAAGAGTATTTTATAATAACTTTCTTCGTCTATAGTTTCTCTTTTTATAACGCGGCTAATAGTCTTATCACATTCTTCAATGCGAGCAGGATATGTAAAATACAAATTTGAGGCTTCAGCTAAATCCGTTTGCCCAATTAAACTCTTATATGAAAACAGGAAGAAGTCTTTGAGATATTGTATGTCTAGCGATGCTGTCTTAATATAAAAAGAGTCAAAAAAGTTATCTTTTGTAATATTATACTTATTCATATAAACGTGCAAGTTTTCTGAGTTCAAATTCGCCACAAGACGCCATGGGACGCGCCTATCAACTAAAAAACCGGCCTTCGCTGCACTATTAACGTAGTTACTAAACCAGACCTCTTTAATAAAATTTGCATTTTTTATAAAAAGACTCTTTTGATCCGACAGCAACTCTATCATGAGCCCGCTTATACACGGATTTACAAAGCTTAAGTTAGACTTAATAAATTTTGTAAGCGTAATAGGTAGGTTTCTATCGTCATGCCTCAGGGTTTCAATGTAGTGGTCTATTAAATTTTCTACTCTTACTATTTTTCTCTCATCTTCAGTGCCAAACAACCCTCTAGCATAAGACTTATGGGCTGTGTTTAAATAATTTTCGTATACCTTTCTAGCATCCGGCGCTGCCAGAGTCGCATCTGACGTAAACAAGCGGCTACCAACCGCCCCCTTGCCCTCTATTGGTCTAAAATTCATATCTTCTTGAAATTTAAAAAACGCGTCGTGTACAAAGTTAAAAACTTTAAATCGCTTATTTTTAAAAAATAACATTTTTTCATAGTCTGGTATAACGTATTCTCCGTTGTTATTAACCTTGCCATATTTGCTGTTTTCCGTCAGATCAATCGAATTACTAAAATCCGCTATAATTTCGTATACGGAACTATCAATGGCATTTCTAATGGACATTATTTATTCTCCAATTTCCGTCGCTACCGATAGCCTGGCCAAGCCCTGGATATGAGGGTTATACTGCCAAATGCCTGCTATCTTTGTTATATATTCCGATGTAGTTATTTCGCCACGAATATCCATGGCAATATAATAACCGCCTATGCCAATTTGATCCATTTTTCTATACGAATTCAACCCCAGGTAGTTACCATCAATATAAAATAGTTGGCCCTTGTCAATTAAGTTATTCCCATACAAGGTCAGTTGCACATTGTATGGATTCCAAAGAACGAATGTGCTCGCTCCAGATGTCACCGCCGAGATCCTTGCATCTCTTAGTTTCGGATCGTCAATTTTTGAAAAATCCGCCGAGATTAAAAGCCCCCGATCTAATCCGACCCTAAAATGAGGTATGCCATTTTCTTCATTCGACTTCTGCGTTCCATCTAGCTTTTCAAACTCGTAAAAGTCTACATAGTATAAAAGAAAGCTCCCTATATCATCCGGCCTATCTCTTCTTTTTCTAGACAACATAAACTGGTCGCCCATATCATCGCCAACCAATTTGCTGCTCATATAATACTTATCCGGGCCCGAAGCTCCAGCACCCGTTCCGTTAAGCTCGCTTAAGATATCACCAGCGGCGCTTGTATCAAATAAGACCTCCTGGTCTGAACCGAGCTTAAAGAGCCTAGCCTCTTCTCCGGATAGAAACTTTTTATGGCCATTCTTTTTTCCAATAAAATTTCTACGTCTTGGTATTATTCTCCTAGGAACAATTGCGCTCGTTAAATTGTCCTTGTTAATATTGTCCCTGTCAAAGTCCATTAACGGTTCAACGTACTTTTCAAAAATTGCGTCTATAAGCTCCTGGGCCGATATTTTTTTACGCTCTGTTCGAATCATATAGTTTACTAGAAATGCTCTGAAAGAGTCCATTTCAATAGGCAAATCAGCCAGGTTAAAGCTCTCTATGACTTTGCCACCTCTCGTTCTAATCCTAGCCGTTCCTAAAACAGGAAAAACCCGCTCTGACACAATGCTTTCATCAAACGAAAACAAGCAATCTACTATATCTCCTAGCTTAGTAAAAAATATCGGAAAATACTGCGAGTCCGGAGAGTCTCCCGCATGTTGCTCCGTCCACACCTCAAGTTCTTCCTCGGTCTCGAAACCCCCCAGTCCGGTCGTCGGGTCGGAGGCGACAACAAGACTCTTCGGATCGCCGTCTAAAACAATCGCCGCAGGAGAGGTTATCGGAAGAGAATCCCTTGGTGACAGGCTAGCCGCATTATCAATATCGGTCTGTGCGCTGTTTAATACCGCGTTTATAAAATTTTCTTTATTAAAATCAACAGATGACAAAATAGATGGCCCAAGATAGAGAGAGTTAACATGCTTAAATTTTAAGCTCTCCATGCTTACTGCCATTTTTTCAAAAAATTCTTCAGTTCCATAAACTTTTTCAGCAAAAGCGCCATCGTATTTGAACTGGGCAGTACTTGCCATATCACCAATACCACCGATAATAGACGGTGTATAGCTAAAGGCGTTAACCTGTACATACCCCAAATGAGGGCGAATACCAAAAAATAAATAATTTACAAACAACTTCTTTGCCGTAGTATCCAAGACGGCATTAATGTGTTCTATCGCAGCGGAAAGGCCATCTTTTTGTAGAGTGCTATTTGAGCCGAATAACATATCATGCAAAAACACCACCAAAATCGCCTGTATCTGATTTTGTTTTGCCTGTCTCCTGATTTCCTTAGAGAGAGGACTCTTGATATTGATTGTGACTACTTCCTCATTCATACCCCTAAGAACACGAACTGGGATGTCTGTATTAATTATATTACCATCCAATAGATTCGCGAGCCTATCATCAATTTGTTTCGCGATTATCGTCTTATACGTTCCCTGCTTATAAGTGTCATTCAAGATCCTCACGACATCTTTTTTATCCGATGCCGACATTCGATCTTGTTCATGGGCGACTTCAAGACTTTTAATCGCATCGCCTTCAACTATTTCTAAGTATCTAACAATTTTAGAGACAGTCTCTGCAAAAAGAAACAGCTTATCAACCGCCACCGGACGATCAGAGGATTCAAACCTGCTAAAAATATCCCCACGCACCTCTTTAAAAACACTCAATCTTTCAAGTGAAAATACATTATTGCTGGGCCGCCCCATGATGCCTTCCCTGGCTGCCTGGTATACAACAGAGACTCTTACCGACCCGTCATGATCAAAGTTGATGGTGTGGTCTACAATGTACAAGTCGAACACCTCTTTCATACCAAGAAAGATGCTTTTTTCCTCTCTCGTTAGAAGCACTTCGGTTGGGTCATCCGGTTCCGACCACCCAACCTCAATCTTGAGCGTTTTTTCCTCAATGTGCTGCTTATCGCTCGCTATCGTTTGAAACGGAAACGTAATGAGTTCCGTCAGATCACTATTCAAGAAAGAATACAGATTGTCAAAAGCTAAATCGATCGTCAGTGTGATATCTTGATCGGAGGGTCTCTCGTTACGAATAACGTATGTTATTCTTTCGACCCCACCCGCGCCTACATCACTTGCAGCGTCGTTCGTGACCAACGTTGCACTATAGGGATCAAAGTCCTCTACTTCATACGCAGTCTTCATAAGAATCTGCTTTTCTTCTCTTTTTCCTACGGGAGATACGGATCCAATCGCTTTTTTTGTTCCGATCTTATAAAGCCTTATATACGGCATTAAAATAGCCAGTTGTTCATTTCTAAACGAAGTAAATATACTTCGATCCTTGTTCTTTGTTACAAGAAACTCGCTTTTGAAATTTCGGGGCTCACTCGGATTTAATAATCCAATATATTTATAAGGAACAACCCTATACCCTGGTTCGTTCAAAAGCTCAGGCATAACTTCCAGTAAGATATCCTGAAATCTTTCAGTGCCCTTCCTAAAAGCACTTACACTTATATTCCTCTCAGCCATGGACTAAACTCCAAAAATAGCAAGAATTTCTTCTAATGGATTAGGGATAAAGATAGTCTCTCCAATCTTAATCTCGTGTTCCGAAGACTTCTTATTAAAGAATGCAATTATCCACCATAATTCGGGAAAGCCATAAGATTGATTTGCCACATTATAGAGCTTGTCACCTACTTTCCAAACATAAGGTGTTAATTGTAATCTCTCCATCTGTTTTTCGTCAGGGTAGTTTAAATCAGGCGTTGTGAAATGCCGAATGTATTTAACATCCCTCTTGTCAAAAAAGCTTTGGTACTCGCTTCTTTTATTTACGACGATATCTCTGTTTTTATACCTATCCATTATTTAAGAATATCCTTTGTAAGCCTCGCATCTACCGCATCAATAATTGTTGCGCTCAGTTCTTTATCCATTGAAATAGAAGCAATCTGTTCATTCGGATCCACGGCGAAACCAGAAACGCCATTGAGAACGCCCCCTCCGTGTGGGAACGTCTGAACATTCTTGTCTGGCGTATCTTGATGCCATCCCGGCGTATGCGTGTGTAACACCGTAAACGTTCCGGCTAGGGCAACAGATTTCGGATAAATGTTGACCCCTTTATACTTGGAGTTTGTTAACGATCCCTCGGTTTCTCCACTTGCGTCCCTGGTCTTTATTCCTTTTCTAACAACCTTAAACGCCCCCATGCTAAAGTCCGGTGTATACGATAGTCCGCTTAAAAATCCGTATAAATACCCGGCGTCAACTTGATTCTGAATTAAATTACCAAACTTGATTCCTATTACAGGTCCCGCCGTAATCGCTTTCCCCTCACTAAATTCTCCCTCAAACTCATATCTCGGATAAAGCATGGAAAGTAACAAGTCAATTTTAGCATGATTGATCTCCGCATGTTTAAGACCATGAGCAGGAACATTCCACCCCAGGGTAAATATTCTCGTTGTGCTTCTAAAGTTAACAATAGGGTCCATTCTACCATAAACACTTTGTGAACGCCAGTCCGAAGTGAATGTTTCTGAGAAGCCCTGAAGATACGCCGAAAAGGCCACTTCCCTGCCTGTCGGTACATGAAAGAATTCAAGCTTTAAAAGATGATCTTCAACTATATTCCTCTCACCAAAATTGGCAGCCTTAGGCGTTTTGGTAGTTAACTTATTTAGCTTTTTTACATTTTCATTTACTTCAGGCATTCTAATCGTTCCTAGGCTTTACTAAGTGCCTTTGCTACGTGACTTGCTACCACTGGTGTTATCTGTTCTGCCAAGATCGAAGCCACTCTCTGGCCATTTAATATAGCCTCAATTTGGATTGGAGGTATCGCCAGGTTCGTAAGTTGGACACCTCCTTGTGGTGCTCCAATGGGGGATATTTTTGACTGCGCTATTTCTGCATGTCTGGCCGCCTGAGCAAAAAAGCCAGCCATGGCAGCAGGCTTATCAACATCCAAACTTTTAAGCTCAGAAATAACGCCCTTTAACTTCATAATGTTGTCCGCATTGAAATTAAAATTAATTCCGCCAATGGCAGAGAACTGAGCTAATAAGCCCCCCATTTCCCTAAGGGGCCCTACTTTAATGTTATTAATGCTAGACTGCAACCCGGAAAGGTTACTGCTCAACTGGCTAACCAAGGAAACCTTGCTTTCATCCATAGCATTCACCGCCATAGACAACTGGGCCACATCTTGGCTTCCCTTGAACGTTATCTCTTCTGGAACGCCGCGTATTGCGCTAACCAGCTTCCCTATACCAAAGGCGGCAACGCCAACCCCGGCAGACACAGCAGCTATTTTAATCGCAAGACCACTCATCGCCGTTGACGCAGCGGCAGCGGGCCTGGGCATCATCACTAAGGTGTCAACATATCTGGTCCCCATAGACGCTGCGGCCCCGGTGTTACTTGCCAGGCCTCCAAACGTGCCGGTAAGCTTCGTTAAAACACCCCCGGCTGCCCCTGCTCCTCCGGAGAGCCCCCTAAACATGCCAATCAGGCTACCTACACCAAGAATCATTTTTCCAATATACATACCACCGGCCAAAGTAGCCATTACGGAGGCTAAATTCCACGAAGAACCAGTCGCTTTTATGATGCTATCATTTAATTCTAAAATCCAGCTTAAGAACCGCCCAGTCGCACTAGCCACTCTTGTAATTTGTTCTCCATATTGGTTAAATATAGCGGTAAGCTGCTCCATAATGCTTACCGTTAGCGCTGCCTTCTTGCGGGCCGCGTCTTCTGTCTCAGCTTGATGTTGTTTATATGCCGTATACTGCCTAGTCGTCATATTGAAGATACGCTGTGCCGTATCTAAATCTCTAATCCCCGCTGCTGTCTGGATTGCAAGTTGCATATGCTTATTAAGCTGATTGAACTGTAGCCCTGACGCCTTCATCGATTGAATGATATGTTCGACTCTCTCGCCTTCCGTTGCATTTAACATTCTAACACTGTTCAAATACGGGCCGCCCAAAAGGGCATTTAAGCGTCCAACGTGACGAGCCGCAGTATCAAACGTATCATACCTAGACGCAATCTGCATCAAATCACCAATTGAAATGCGTAGGGATTGGGCCTGCTTGGCCATCTGAGCAAACATCCCCCTCGCAGACTGCCCGTATCGAACAAGAACAGGCATGGCACGGTTAAATTCGTCTACAAGGGCTCCAGCGGGCATCCCAAGCTGTTCTGCTAGGCCACGAAGCTCAAGAAGGTATGCTTTGGACTGGGCAACAGTATTTCCAAGTGTTCCCATGAGATAATCTTGCGCCCTGGCTGCCTGCTGTGTCGAGATTCCTAGTTTAGCCAATACAGCGTTGAACTCGGCCAACTCCATTCTAGAGCTTTTGGTTAAAAGTCCAAAACTTCTAAAGTTGTTTAATAGTGCCGATATAGAGCCCGTAACTTGTCCCATGGTCATCGCAACTTGTCCGTTATTTCTCCAGACGCGTTCGATTTCCATATTATACATTCCAACTAGGCCTGTGCTCTGCTGAAACTGCGAGATAACATTGCTATATTCCATTGCCATTTTCATGGTTGAGAATATTATTTTATCTAAGACAGAACCCAGCATATTTGCAGGATTGAGCACCCTGCTGGTGATCGTCCTGCCAAAAGCCGACACACTCTGCGTTAATGCAGATATTCCTCGACCTCCTTGTGTAGAAGCGGTTAATATGTTTCCTAGGAATTTTTGTGAATGGTCCGTAATTCCCGCAAATCGCCGTAGTAGCGAGTCAGCAGCGCCGACTGCTTGCGTTTGGGCACCCACAATGGCATTTTCCACCGCTAAGCGCCTCTCGGCATTCATGAGGCGTTGGCGTTCAAGGGAGACACTCTGCTTTACCGCTGTCAGGTCCTCCTTTGAAAGGCGGACACCGTTTTCATGCATATTGAGCTTTTTTAGCTCTTGAGCCAAGGCTTCTCGTGCATTGTCCACTTCCTTCTGTGAGACCGAGAGTTGTTCTTGGCTAATCGAAACTCTGCTATATAACTTATTATTAATCTCTTCGCTAAGATGATTAACTTGGTTCATCGCATCCGCAAGATAGTTTGCGTCAATCTTAGCTTTTTCGAGATCAAAGTCTCCCGTTATATCTACATTAACGCCAGATCCCGCTGCGGCTGCACGCTTAAAGCCAGACTCAATCGCGGATATAATAGAAGTTTGAAGCTGTCTTAGGTCTTGTCCATTGGCCATTCAAATGCTCCTCACTTAATAGGCCATCTGATGCCTGTCTCGCCTTCAAATTTCTTTATCGCATCCATGAGGTTTAATTTATTTTGAAAGGTACGAGGGTCGTTAAGTCCAAACTTTGCTGCTGCGTCTAGATACCTTCTTTCACCCCCTAGGGCACCTAGAAATGAGTCAACTTCGGCCCTCGTACCAGTAACATCAAACTTGCCGACACCTGCACCTTTTAGGACCCATTCAAGCCATCCGCCAAACATAGCAAGCCAGGACTCATCGAGCCGACCCGTTCTGTTGACCCCTAGATAGATTTTATGAGTCGCTATGTCCAAAGTGTGCTCCTTACACCGGTCTATAAATAATTAGTAAGAAACACAAAATAGCTCTAGCTATTCAAGTGTTACTTTTTCGGATCCAGATGCCTTCTCGTACTCTTTTTGCTCATCTTTCTTGCGCTCAACAAGCTGCTTGTAGTACCAGTTTCTTAGTCCAACAGGCAGAGAATACGCCTCGATAAAGCTCCACCCACCATAATATTTCATCTGGTCTATCTGAGTGTGCATGTCAACGCCATACTCAAGAGCGTATTCCTCCGGGAAGAATAAGTCGCTCCTAAGGCTAATCTTGACAATCTCGTTGAGCCACTCAATTAGCTCCTTGGGTATAAAAAATCGATACCGATAGGAGGCTCCACCTCTTCCTCGTATCCACAAGCCCCACAAGCGTAATCCTGTTTCAGATCAATGCTTGGGTTCAGCATCTTATACTTTTCCCTGAGGAAGGCCAAATCGGCCGCTGGGGCGCTCTCTAGGAAGAACTTTATGGTCTCTGTATCATCTATATCGTTAACGCTGACAACAATCTGTTTTAGCGTGTCTGACGATACGGAATTAAGGCTTTTATTCTTCTTCTTATCGGACGTAACGATATCGAACATCCTCTTTTCATCTTCCCCGGTTAAAAGCTTTACTTTAACTACTACTTCCGTTAGAGGCAGCGTAATCGAAAATTGAGACCCCTCTAGTCTTGCCACATTTAGTTCCGTAGGGTCGTCTTCCGTATATCCCTGGTATACATTGGTCTTTTCCAGGTCAAATGCAAATGTTGTCGCATCGCCACAACTAGGACATGTTACTTGCGTTTTATATTCATTCGTATATGCCGTTGCACGAGCCGCAATCACAAGTGCGCTCTTGTCGGCAGATAACAATTGATTAACATTAATCTCCGACGGGACAAGGCTTTGCAACACTTTGTCAATCGCGACGCCTCTTCTGATATATTCGACATTGGTCAACATATCTTCTTCTTTTCCAGTCATAAAGTTTATTTCAACCGTATTAGCACCCTCTAGAGGATGCCCCTCTGGATAAAAGCTTCCCGCCGACGGCAAATCAACATATTCAGTCGGTTTTGGGAAATTAAGCAAATTCTCCATTGCCTCAACAACAGGAGAATCGCTAGAAGAACCATGGACACCGATTCGTCCAGAATTCCTATCTACACTCATTAAAAACCTCTACTTGTTATTAAACGCCTAGGACGCTTCTCTCGTATCTCGCCCAGTCATACGTGATATCGACCGTGCAATCAACCAGCGTATCGTCCGCATAGCTAAGGTCACCGAAGGTCGCTCTTGAAATAATAGGATTATTTAGAACCCACGTACCAACAGTAGTTCCATTCGCATGTAGTTCTTTAAGAGTAATAACACTACCAATATTCTCGGATACCGCTTTCTTTGAAATAGTTTTTGATAGCTTATCAGTCGTCTCAGATGGATCAACGTATCCGAATGAGAGCAGAAGCTCATACAATCTATTTGCAGCGTTCTCTTGAACGGTGTCAACGAAGGTGGCACTAATCGGATCCCAGGAAACTCGTCCCGGGAACCGGAAATTGTAATCAAGAAGAGCGTGCTCTTGGATACCAATGGAGTAGGAGGGCTTCGTTACTGATCTACAGAAGTAACTATCTAATACTTTACCAGTTAGAAGTCCAAACTCAATCAAGAATCTATACTTTCTTTTCGGTTGTAAATCAGGGCTTGTCCAAAACGTTGATGCCATCCTTAAATTCTCCTATGCTATGCATACTCCTTTTAATTAGTAGTAGCTATATTTTTAATCGCTAAATGATGCCCCTGAATTCGTTATAATGAAGTCAATCAGGAAGAATTCAACCGCCTTGGTGGGCTTAAGGAATAGCTTCGCATAAATTGTATTCTGGTCAATCAAATCCGGCGTCGTCGTGGTTTCGTCCAACACCAGCTTGTAATCATCAATGCCGAATCTAGATCTCATATCGTTTAGAATCGGAGTTACGTTATTGGTGAATCTTGACCACGTTGCAGGCACATTAGGCTCAAACAGAAGCTGCGCTGCGACTTGGGAAATGGCCTTCTTGGCGAAGACAAGCATTCTTCTTACATTAATTCTATCAAGGGCCGATGCCTTTGTTTGCATCGTCTTTTGACCGAAGATCACAATGCCTTCAGACGGGAATGATGCAATCGGATTAATATTGTCAGCATACAGGTCGTCTCTTTCCTTGGCCGATAGCTTGTGCGAAATGTTTACAACAGTCACACCAGCGTTACCGGCAGTTAGCCCACCACGGTTAAAGCCAGCAGGCGCAAACCAGGGTGCCTCGACGAGATCCGTAAAGGACATGGCTCCAAGAGCAACAACAGACGGTGGTACCCAAACCAGGGCATTGCTGATCGTGTCTCTAATCTGCACCCACGGGAAATACGTTGCACCATAGCTGTTATTAATAAACCTATTTCGAAGAGTCGTAATAGCGGTTGATACAACCGGCTTACGAACCGCCTCAGCGAGTGCAGACTCTGCCTTGGGAATATAATCATTCTCAAGGTCAATGACGGCAAGCGCATCGCCTCTCTCTTCGCACATCTCAATGAGATATTGTGTAAGACTCGGATTCTTAAGACCCGGAACAGAAGCCAAATTGAACTCGGCATCTTCCGGCTTACGAATTGCGTCAACGGCTCTTCTAACAGTGTAGTAATTTGCACTATTTAATTCACCAAAAACAGTCCCGCCATTCAGCGTTCTTAAGATCGGCTCTTTTTCTGTAATGTCGAAGCCATCATAACCACCAAACATAACAGTGGTGAATTGATCATAGCCAGCATCCAATACGTTTTTATAAGATGAGCCACTCGTTGGAGAGAGGACCTTTGCCCCCGCCCCATTGGTGACAATGCCAGCATTTACAGCACCAGCAGTAAATGATCTTCCCTCGACGCGCAGGAACTCCTGGTACCTAGCATGCTCACCTGTATAGCCGGCAACATGCGGGGCCGTCCCCTCCGCAGAGCCACTGTACGGGCCAATATCATCAAGTGAGAATATAAAAGAATTCTCAGTCTGTGTATTTGTCGTAGTGGAATCCAGTGTGTCAGGGAATGCACGAAGCAAGTCTTTAACAGATTTATCGAATAGTCCGTTTTCATCATCGGTATATACACCGAAATAGGCGTCGGTCGAATTGGCCAGCGCCCCGCTGACGTCCAGCGTACTCTTTCTTAATTGCAATCTTGGGTATACAACCGTGCCAGTGAAGAGGCACCCGCCCGTAAGGGGCTGAGCGGTTTCTCCCAAGAAGGCCGCAATGTCATTGAAGCCTTGCACAGGAACAGTCCCGACTGCAAGAGTACTATCAGATTGTGAGTCTACAACGTATGTGACATCCGTGGACGAGAGCCATCCGCCTCCACGACCGCCAGCGACGCCTCCAGGGGTGGTTGCGACAGAAATAGCAGTTTCGCTTGTGCCAACTGTCGTATTTGTTACACTCTTAAAATTAGAGGCCCCTGCGGCCCCTGCGGCTTCGCCTAGGTTATACCCATGCCCATCTCCAATGAGGCCCCATTTTAGATATCTTTGAGGACCGAAGGCACCAAATGGTAGCCACTCCGGCTCGCCATTGTCTTCAAGAGACTCGTTCATTTCAACACGAATATAATCAGATTGGTTTACAAACTGCCCATACTCAATATTTCTTCTTGACGCCTCATCCCAATCAGCATATCTATCACCAATTCTCTTGGCAATATAGTTATCGGAATTTGGATTCAAATTACAATTAGTGAATACCTCAACGTCTTGAATGTTTACGTCTGAGTCTTGCATGCGTCTCACTCTTACGGTGAACGAGCCATAGGGGTCTGCATCGGGGTTCGATGAATAGCTAATATCACTAATTGACACCTTATACCGTGCCTGATCGTACTCGCCTCCGTTTCTGCCATGCAAGCGGAACAACCTGGGCATGTTCGCTGCCCGATACGCAGTATTATTATCGCTCATGTCCTGAGCAATAAACCAGCCGGTGGCTGCTCTTTGGAACGCCTTTCTATTCTCTGCGTGATTGACGTTCGTATTGCCCATTCCAAAAATCGCGCCATGCCAAGTCGTAGAGCTTCTAAGGGAGGGTATTACCCACTCATCCTCTCTAAGCCATTCTTCATATGATTCTCCTAACCAGTATGTTTCAGTGGTATCCGCAGAATACAAATCAGTATTAGTCTTCGCAGGATTTGTATTAAACACCTTTCTAATAAACAAATCAGAAGTCTTATTAAAGTTAAATCTCGTCCCCTTGCTAAGGGCTCCCGAATCGTCGTAAATTTCCACTCGAAATTCATTACCGAGACCAGAGCCACCTTCGGATGTGAACAGTGCGTTTGTTCCAGTTACAGATGTCTTACCGGCAGCAGCATTAGCGAAGGTGGAATTCGCGCCGGGTCCAAAGGTTCTCAGCGTGCCCGAGAGAACAACTTTGCCGCCCGCAGGAAGATACCAAACGGCAGCCAAGGTGCCAGTTATCGGCAGGTGGCCATCACCCGCTGCGGGGACGCCCGTGGTGGTTCTGCAACTTGAGGACGGCCATACAAAGAGGCCATATGCGCCACCAACAGCAGAAGACGTGGCATTAACGCTCAGCGCATTTGCATGCCAGCCAGCACGGCCAGCAGTGGCGCGCTCAGTGTGTTCAGTGCCTAAAAGACGGACATATGTGGCAGTTTCACCATTTTTAAGCCATGCTTGCATAGCATATGAGCCGTAAGTTGGACCCATTAAGTTACCATCACGCCATACATCATCAGTACTAATGCCAGCGACAGGCTCACCAAACTTTTGAACGAATTCGTCAAAGGAGCGAACAGTCACAGGGACCATCGCTGGTCCTCTTAGGGAGCGGCCAATAACAATCGGCCCCAGGGCGAGATTTTCCGCAGGTAATTGGGACTGATCAATCTCATTAACAAACACCCCAGGTGAAATAAATTTAAAGCTTTTTTCTGCCATTACAAAGGTCTCCCATTTTCAGCATTTATATTCTTTATAATTAGTATAAGGGCGCAGCAAAATGCATTTATTATGGTATTTCACCTTTAAGTACAGTTTCTTGCACGAATCGTATATCTGGGCGGCCTTCCCTGACAATAATTTTCGGTGTTTCTTGATTTCGATCCGCGCCGATTATATATCCCACTACCTTGATCATTACCTGGGTCTCATACTTTCTATCATCCAATTGCATCATATCTATGTTATTTACGAAAGAATAATCACCTTGAATAAAGGATTCATAGGTGTGGCCATCCTTGTGCAAGAGAAATGAGTCTAGTGCGCCTGTCTTGGTTGCAAATACGCTGATTGCATCATTCATCTGTTGCGCATACTCTGTTCTTATGTTAACTGCGTACATTATGGTTAAGTGAACTGGAAACGGTACCGTTACTGTCTCGTAGACGACCTTTTGATTTCCTACCGGGTGATACGGTTGTGTGCCCGACGTTATTTGCAGAGAGGCCGCATTTGCGCGATCTGCGGTCTTTTCGTGTTGTACCTGGCGTGCTATCGTAATAGATCCCCTCTTGGCGTCATACGGGCTATTTATTGACGGTGGGAATAGATAGGCTCCATAGCCTGCCCTTTCAGACAGATCCTTTATAACCGATTTCCTTTCGATTGAAATTAGCGGAAATATCAGGGTACCCTCGTCGTCCCGGATGTTTTGATCATGCTTCGATAAAAACGCCCTCTCTGGAGAAACGAATTTAACGGGGACCTTGCGCCACCCTTCATTGTTCTCCGTATGGATGTCCAGCACCTCATCTACCCATTCGTACATCGCAAAATCAATGGTTTCTAGGGTGGAGGGTTCTAGCAAGATCTCCTTCTTATTAATGTCATTATCGATATCGTAATTTGGCATTAGATTTCATTCCTTCTGTGGGTCTCGACAGTGAACGTTCCCTTTCTGGCCCTCACACACTCAGCCGAGACTTCCATTTTGTGATCAATTTGACCATATATCTCTTTCGGTTCTCTTAGCTTGACAATCTCGTAAAACTGCTCTCCGTAAAGAACAAAGTCGCCTTCTCTAACAAACAGGTCTTGGTCCTCAGTTAATCGCCGCTTATGGAAATGAACCGTAATCCTAGTTCTCCTATCAATTCCATAGTTTGTCGTGTTCGTTTCATTATCATCAAAATCAACAAGGACATTTATATGGACTGGATCCGTAAAGGATTTATTTATCGATTCCCCGTACAATGGATGAAAATTAGAGTGTTCTAGGCTAACCGGATAATACGCGATTCTCTGCCCAATCACATACTCAATGATCTCATCATTGATTTGTTTTACTAGGTTGCGTTCCTTCTGTCCAAGAAACAACGGGGGCGGAGGTGCAGCCTGTTTATTTTTCTTTGCCATTCATGATTACCCCACGTAAATCCCGCCAGGACTATTTTTAAGAGCATTCATGGCCGCATCTCCCGCCTCTGCCTCTCTACGAGCAACCTCTGAATATACCATTTCATCCAAGAGCTTCTGAAGTTCCTGCTTCAAGGATAACTTTTCTTCTTTCGATTGTGCCGATAATTCAGCGTGATTTAAGGTAACCGAACCATTCGGAATTGGAAGAGCGGCAACTTTTCCTCTTACTTGTGCCAAAATCCCCTTTGCAACTGCCAAGGCATATCTTCTAATCCAGTGCTTGCCAATACTATTAATATTTTTATACGGTATATTCGCCAATGGAATAGTATTAATATTATTAATGCCATCATGCCCTAAGTTTTTGTCTTCCGCCTCTGAGGTCCACGGATCTCTTGGAATCATATATCGAATCCAAATCTTATCCGGCGAAGATGCCTTGGGAACAGGGTAGAGCCTAAGCGTGTTATTCATTAATTCATAAGAATAATGAGACACTCTTACATGTAAAGCATCTTCATAAGACATGGCCTGGGCCTTGTTTTGCCAGACCGGGACTATGTGGAAAACACTATCATCAGAATATTGTCCATACGAGTTAGCATTGCCGACCATGCCAAGGTTACCGTAAAATCCAAAAAAGCGCCACATGGCCATTGGAGAGCGGTAATACACGTCTTTCACTATAATTTTTCTTCTCTCCGACGGGCTCTTATAGCTCGCTGACGCCAATATGACATCATCTAGATTATAGTCTTGTGTCCCTACTATCACATCAATGGAGGCAGAATACATTGTATGATTTCCACCAACCTTTACCTCCGAAGAGTACGCAGATGCGATCCTCTTTGAGAACCCATAGCCATAGTCGGGAAATTTTTGTGAAATATTTGTTCCAGAGATTATCTCTCCATCTTGATTAAAAGTGCCCGTCGTATAGCCCAAAACGCTCATTAGTACATTTTTAGCTTGATGAGAATTCACCATATAGGAATACTCTAATACGGCTTCTTCATATGAGGTATAAACATCGCTCGTGGTTAATTCAATCTCCAATACATTCCCACCCAATTGTGAGTATGTATACGCAACCTGATCAACTGCTCCTTGAACAAAATACTGTTCTTCTTCATATACACCAAAAGGTAGGTTTGCAACATCAGCATGCGTGCCCGTTGATGGCAGCCTGATAGCCGGTGTTTGCGATGTTGGGTTTAGTATATGTGCCATGTATTAATTAGTTTATGGAATGCTTTGCAGTAAATAAAAACCCCCGGCCAACAGAGTCAGCCGAGGGTCCTATTAGAACAACCTATTGGTTACTAGCCGCCAGTGCTATCGCCAAGTAGGTCAGTCACGATCACGATACCATACATATCAGGTCGAACCATCTTCTTACCGTAACGGGTCATTACACCCTTGTTCGGTACGAAGGTGTCCGGATCGTAAATCAGCGGAGTGGTCTGTAGTGGCACATAAGGTGCGTATACATAGCCGCTCTCTAGGAAGCTGTTACCCTTACGTCCTACAAGAACAACGTTCCGATAGAAGTAGGGGTTGACGTAAACGTCAAACTTCTTGCTGAGTGAACCAACCTTCACAGCGCCAGTCGTACCCTTGGAGTCGTCATGAGTGACGGCACCACGGAAACCAGCAGTAAACTCAAGGATGTTGGCAACCTCCGGAGAGACCACAATAAAGTTGGCCCCACCTCTGAGAGTCTTACGATGGATCTGAGCAGACACATCATTAATCGTCTCAAGGAGAGTCTCATACCACTCACTAACATTACCAGTGAAGTCAGCGCCAAGCAAACTCTCGTTTGCAACCGTTGAAATAGGCTGCCCAGTCGTGCGATCTAGGAACCTACCGGGTAGGCGAGACCAGTACTGAGTACCTGCGGTTGCGTGCTTGACGAGATCCTGTAGAATCTCTTGGTCAATCTCAAGAGCAATCTGCTCAGAGAGAATCGACGTAAGCTCAACTTCGGCGTCAATATTGTGATAGGCATTTAGATCCTGAGAAAGCTCAGGAGTCCAACGAGCCTTAAGTTTCTTGGTAACGGCACGAATATCAATGGCATCGACCTTGATGTCGATTTCAGGGATTCGTACATTGCCACCATCAGCTAATCCGCCTCCGGTCTGACCAAACTCTAGACCCCATACGTCGTCACCGACAATAGAACCTAAACCAGGAGCAGCATCGAAATCATCGCTAATCGCGAAGCCCCAGGTACGAGTTACAGCGGCCGAGGCCGGAGTACCATTCTCATCAGGGTCAAGGTACCGCATGTCAGCAGTACGCCCACCGGCACCAGCAGCTTCTGTTCCAAAGGTGTAACACAATAGTACAGCCTTTGTAGAGACCAAGTCCTTCAATGGATCACCACCGTTATTAGGATCAATAATCCTAGTAAGCCTGCGGACCAGCGTACCAGATGCCGCAGTATCCGGGGCAGTCGTAACCGTTACGTTTTCTCTAATGGTCGTAGTATTGCGCTCATCCAACCGACCCTCACTGCCTGCCGCAACAGATGCAGTGAACGCATTAAAGTCCACAAATGCAAAGCCACAATAGGTACCAGAGGCAATATCTGGATCGTGTTGTAGTAACTTGGGTGCTGAGAACGACGACGTAGCCGCATTTCCGGCGAGAACTCGCCGTCCAGTTAGCTTCAGAGACAGATTCTCATTGTTACTCGCCGTTCCCCACAAAACATCCATTGTGGTGACATCGGCGTGAGTTGCGCTCGTACCAGTAGGTGCAGCATAACCATTATTTAGGTTATAGAATCCGCCACCACCATTAGTGACAAGATCCACACCACCAGTAATTTGAGCACCAACAACGTTACCACCGAATAGCGACTCATTCTGCGAGAGGCCGATATCCTTGTCGGGATCGCCTGCCTGGAAGTCCAGGAAGAAGATGAGACCGGATGGTAAACTCATTGGTTGTACTGATACGAGTTCATTAGCGATAAGATCACCAAACACTCGTCTTACAATTGGGAACGCAACTGCTGCAAAGCCTTCAACGTCACCAGCAGCCATTGAGGAAGCTTCTCGTAGAAGCTCTCCCGCCTGGTTCTCTAGTAACATGGCCATATTGCTGCACTCGTTTTGGGCGGCAGTGTCTTCAAGACCTTCAAGAAGTCCTGTCTGCTCCCACTTTTCAACTAGCGCGGCATTCTCAGCAGAAACATTGCGTTCAACAATATCTTTTGTTAAAGCTTTTAAAACTGACATAGTTTTGTTTCCTCCTAAAAATTGTCAATTATTTAATTCCTGCTAATCGCTGCATGCGAGAAATTGCCGGTTTAACCTGCTTGCTTTCTCTCACAAGAAGTCGATTAGAAGAGCGCTTTTCTACTGCCTCAGAAAGTGACTCTGGTCTGCCGCTACTCGCAGCAGAGCCCACTGTACTCTGAAGTGCTTCATAAATCGCTCGGGCTTCTTGCATACTCCGCGTTTCTTTGATAGATTTGACAAGCTTTTCTTTTTGTCTCTCATTTAACGAGCTATCTTGTAGAACGCGATTTGAATATAACAATTTTGCTCCAGATACCGTTACAGTATCTAATTCTTCTTTTAGTATGTTCATTGTCTCTTCATATTTTGCTACTTTCTCAGTTAAAAGAGAGACCTTTTCTTTATTTCTTTTAACCTCTGCCAAAAGCAGCTTGTTATTTTCGTTTGCTTCTTGTAGAACTGAGTTTTCCTCGTTCTTCTTGTCCAGTCGCGCGAGGCCCTCTTCGGTTAGCTCCAAGGAATCTTCGGGCTCTTCTTCGGCTGGCTCTTCTAGGGCCTCGCCTTCCGGCTCTAGGGCCATCTCTTCTTCGGCTGGCTCTTCTAGGCCTCCGCCAAGAGTCTCGTCTCTATCGAGCATTTCGTCTCCAAGCATTTCATCCTCTTCTTGACCCAAGAGCTTCTCAAGCTCTCCAAGGTCAAGACGAAGCTCCGCAGAGCCCACGGCCTCACCATCTTCAACCGACATGTCATCAAGATTAATTGTCAGTGTAATTTCCTCGTCGCCGCCCTCAGAGGCAGAATTCGGAAGACCCTCTAGCTCGCCAAGGTCCTCTTTTTCATCGCCTAGTCCCGCCGCTTCCGGTGGGAGGGGTGGCATTTCAGCAGCGGCTTCTTCACCGCCACCGCCACCAAGCATGAGATCATCCGGACCGGGCTGATCTGGGCTCATCGGCAGGCCTTCGTCGTCTTCCTTCTCAAGGATACTCTTAACGGCCTCTTTAACCTTCTCAGAATATTGCTCCAGAACTATCGTTTCTGCATTTTTTAAAGCTATATTCCTAAGCTCTCTTGCATCGGCTATTGACTTTTCATATAATGACGACATTTAAAAATCTCCTTACGCTCGGTCTTATTAAATAGTATATAAAACATTTAAAATGCATTAATTACGCCGCTCTACACCATGGCCAAGGTGTCAAAAACCACAATCTTATATTAGCCAACATCCCATCCAACCAAACTAGCCGAAGCGAACGTTAGCCCAGAGCCAGTAAGTTGGTACATTTCACGTACCGGAATATGGGTTAATTCTGCAAAAAGCTGGTACCCCGATCCGGCTATCATAGTAGTCGCGAAAATCTCAGTGCACTTAACGTTAAATGTCACGGAATCCTCGTCTGAGTCAAGCTGAATGTAGTGGTGTTGGTTGAAGACGTTTTCAGACCCGCCCGCACTACTTGTTGGGTTAAAATGGACTCTGATACTAGGTGTTGTGTTGACTGTGCCAGATGCAATTATGGTTACCGACTTGGCCACCGTTGGAAATTGTATCCTATGCGTTTGATTCACTTTCGTTGGCACACCGGTAGATAATTCTGCTGCCGTACCGGCCACGTTTCCCGTAATAAACGGGTATCCGGCTACTTGGTAGGAACCGACATTGCCAATCCCTGGTCTAGTCACGCCAAACGTTCTATTGCTGTTAACTCCCAATTTGCACCCCTCTAGTTATCTTCTGTTTTTAAGTCTATTTTTGCGCTGTTCTTTTTTAACGCGTCTTTTCTGTTCGTTCCTTTTTTGGGAAAGTTTTTTATAATATTTTGTTCTTTCTATGTATTCTTCCAGGATTTTTAGTTTTGAAACTTTTTTCATAAATCTCTTGATCATCCTCTCCGGATCTGAGACTTCCTTACTTGTAATTTCAAAATTATACGGTCTTTTTCCCCTTCCCATTACTTTACCTTTTGGCCTTTATGGCCTTTACAACGCCCGCCGCTCTTGCGAGGCCAGGAATCTCCGACAGCTTTGTCATGCTTATGCCAGGATTTCCCTTGTCTTTTTGTTGAACTCTATCCGCCGATACATCCTTGAACACATCAACGCCACCTAGCGTCTCGCCTCCAATACCATCCAAGAGCCTCTTCCTTGTCTCCGCTAACCTGCTGTAATTAGGCTCTTCATTCGGTTTGGGTGTGTTTGTTTTTGCTTCGTTAATTATTTGCTTGCCTGCGGTTACCCCCGTCGCAATCTCTGAAATCAGAGGCGATAAAAAGTTTTCCTCAAAAACTATTTCTCGAATGCATTCTTTTATTATGCCTTTTAACTGCTTTTTCGTCATATTAATATCCTGCGGGGTACTGTTTCATTTTTTCGTGCGATTGTCTCAAATTAGTATTTCCAAGGGCTATGCTGCCTGCGTGCCTTCCCGTATGTCTTGGAGGCTCTGCATCGTCGCTTAACTTGATTTCAAATCTCGGCTTGTGAACCGCATAAAACTTCAAAAAGCCATTATGCGCCTCTTTATATCTTTGAAAAAACGGGTCTAGTTGTTCATAAAAATATTTACTTGTATTATCATTGAAGTTTTCAAGGTGCCCAACCGCTTCAGACAACGAAAAGGCCATATTCGACAGCAAATCATACTCATCCGAATAGAAAACCTTGTTTCTGGACGTCATCTGATTAGCGCCATCATAATCCGGTGAATCTTCAGAGTTTTCAATCATTTCGGCCCTAAATTTTAGTATATAATAGTACAGAGGGAGCGCCTCGTTTAGTTTAATGGCCTCTAGGTCTTCTAATTCTAACTTATTCCTAGGGTCTCCAAAAAGATTATTAAAAACCTGGACCGAGAGCCTTAAAAAGGAGTGATCAAGCTCCTTTTCATTATACATTTTTTCTAGCTCTATGACCTCTCTTGATAGGCTACGAAGCTTGCTGGCAACAGTCGCAAACTGGACCTTATAAAGAGACGACAACGAACGGGCTTCAAACAAGACCTCCTCTATTGCTTCCTTTACCAACTCTTTTAAGTGTGTTTTTGTAACTTTTACACTCATTATTCGTTATTTTCCTCTAAAATGTCATTAATCGCTCGATTGATCCTATCTGCCTTTGTGGCTTCAAAATCTTCCTTTCCCTCTCTAAGCATAAACGCGCCGGCAGTAGATGGCTCAGTCACCAAATCAAAACAAATAAGGTGAAAATCCTCATTCACCATTGTTTTATCGCCTTGTTTATCAGTTGAACCAAGACCTCTAGAGGAAATTCCAAATTTAACGCCTCCCTCTAAAAGACCTCTGGCAATACCGCCAGCGGGGGTGTTTAAAATCTTTATCTTACCCTTAACATCGTCTTTATCCCACCAAACATCGGTTACCAAGTGAGATACGTTTTTCATTTCTATAACAGAGGTATCGGGATGATCTAATTCACCAACAGAACGACCTTCGCGAATTAGTTTTTCGTAATTTCTCATTTCTCGCTCTAAGACCTTTTTAGGATAAACTCTGCCATTTGCGTTTTCGGCATCTGCGCGCTGTAAGACACCCGCCATTATCAACTCGCCCTCATTAAGAGACGCACGATCTTCTTCTGTCAAAAGATCCGGTTCATTTTCCCATTGTAGAAATTCTTTAATTAAAAGTTTGTCGCTCATAGTATTATCCTCAGAATAAATAGTTTCTTTTATCTCTTTTTTCTACCACCAGGGATTCTTCTCACTCCGGGCCTTCTTAGGGACCCCATCTTCTTTTTGGGCTTCTCCGGTGCTGCCTGTTGGGCTATACTCGGTAGTTTAGGCTCTAAGGGTTCAATATCTTCCGGGGATGTAAGCTCTTCACCAACATCCGCACTCTCAACTCCGGCGAGTTCTTCAGGGGCTTCTTCTATCGCCCCTTCTTCTCCCCCATAAAGTTGTTGCATGAACTGCTCGGGCGTCATCTGCGCCACGTCTTCCCAAGGGTCTTCCTCTTCTCTTGCCTTCTTCTTTTTGCGCTCAGTGGGCTCTGCCTTTGTAACTTCAAAGGTGGCGATTTCCTCGGCGAGTTCTTCGGCTCCCATCTTTGAATTATATTCGACACCAAGCCTACGAGCCATATTGCGCAATCTCATAAGCTTGCCCCGATCGGACAATTCGGCCACCCAAGCCAACAACTCATTCGCTCTATCGACAATAAGATTATTTTCTTCAACACTACCGGGCTCAGGGGCTTCCTCTGGGATTTCGACTGGCTCCGGAATAGACTCTTCTACAGCAGGAGAGGGAGGGCCAGGCTCTCCAGGGGTAACAGGCTCGGTGGGTTCCTCTGCGGGCTCTCCAGGGGTTGCTTCTACAGCTTCATCGGGTATGACTTCATCGGGTATGACTTCATCAGGCGGTGCTTCTACCGCCTCTTCAGGCACAATCTCTTCCAAGGGTGCCTCTGCTTCCAGCGATTCAGGCTCCTCTTCCGGAGCAGCAGCGGGCACGTTAAAGAGAGCTTCAACTATTCTAGGTACTGTCCCTTTTCTACCACCCCTGATCTTGACTTCTAATTCCCTTGCCATTTTTTTAACGTCAGTCCAAGAATACTTGCTTTTGTCCATAAGTGCCGCCGTAGCTTCTTCAGGGCTCATATCTCTCAGAGCCGGCTTTTCACCCTCAAGAGGGAGTTCCATCTGTCTCTCATCAGGCTCCATCGGGGGCCTTTCCGCAATATCTCTAAACATATTACTGGATGCCGGGGCTCCCGCTTTGGCCTCCTCGGCGTACTCTCTAACTGCCTTTACCGCATCTTGGGGGTTAAGGGAGATTTGTCTAAAATAGTCCCTTAGGGCGTCAACTGGGTCATCCAAGACCTCATCCGTTCCCCTTGTTAGGGAGGACAGGGACAGATCCCCCTTCAGTAGGCCCAGCAGCCCATCGACCAACATCTTATAATCGTTAGTTCTGTATCTTTCTGAGTCGAAATTCTGTTCATTAGCATACCTTTCTAGTCCAATCATAAAATCCGGGAGTTGCAAATTATCAAATTCTTTTGCAAATGCCGGTTTGTTAAGGGAAAATTCAGAGATCACATGAAAGAAATTTTCCTTGCCAAGTCTTCTAACCAAGGCAATCCCAGCAAGATTGGCAGCCGCAGAATCCTCTAAGCGCTTTGCGAACTCGTTTGCATATACATCCAGCGCCTGCCTAGTGTTTAGGCTCTGTTCCTTCTCGGAATCAGTATCAGGCACTTCCCTTTCTTTGGCCGCGTTGGTTACCGTTACAAATGAGGTTATAATATCTTGTAATATTTTTTGATGGTCCTTCGACCCATAGCCGCCCTGGTAATACCTATTAATAAACGCCTTAAGCAGATTATACAAGTTTCTAAACTCTGGGTTTAATGCGACGTCCTCATTTCCTACCGAGTCTCTAAACTCCTGGTAGCTTGGAAAATCTCCTCGAACATCTTCGAACAAAAGATTGCGCTCACGCAAAAAATAATATAATTCCTTGCAGACTATATTTTCAACCCGACTTTCTTTTATTTGAAACTCAACCTTGTTCATAGCAAATAACAACTCACTAAATAATTGTCTTCATCGTCTTCTTTGTACCATTCAACCTGTACGTTACTATCCGACGGGCCGACTAGGAACTGATCCGGGCGCTTAAATCCCACATCAAACTTAATATTACCAAATCTTGACGTTATCGCATTTGCCGGAACCCCCTGGCCCGCATGCTCCGGCTTTAATACATAGCCATAGTCATCCAAAATAGAATAAACTAGATCGAGCGCCTGCTGTACATTCTTCATGGAGGTTTCCCCATCCATCCCCTCTGAGCGAAACGCGCTATTGATCATAAATTTAATTGAAGGAAAGATGGTGTGTGCCGTTTCCTCCTTCAAGCGTTCTGTTTCTTCTTTCAATAGTTCACTATATTTTTCTTTATTTATTTTAA